GCGTGAATGGCAGCTCGGCACCGTCCTCGCCCATCACGCCGCACCAACCGCACACAATGTCGGCCAGCGCTTCTGCACTAGGCTTCTCCTTGCTCGCCGCGAACCAATCGGCAGCTTGCTTGGCCGTCATGTGGCGGAAGGTCATCGGCACCTCTGCAGGCTCGCACTGGCCCGGCACGGTCATGCGCACCACGGTCTCGAATGTCGGGTCTGGAACGAGGCGGATCATGGGTTAGCTCGCCAGATAGCTCGGTGTGCCATTCATGGTGATGACGGTGGACGTCGTCACCAGACCTTGTGCAGAGCCGCCGGGCAGCAGGTTCGCGCCGACATAGCCAGCGAACACCATGATCTGGCCGCCCGTGCCGAAGGTGAACTTGAACGCGCGCTTGGCTTGTGCATCAGAGGCTGTCTTCATCGCCAATAAACCCGCATCGGCTACGTCCCAGATGTTTTCGAAGCTGAAAGTCGCGGCGGCAGGCAAGCCCGGAATTTGCGTCTTCGCGTTGCTGTGGATGGTGGTCGTGTCGATGAAGTCGAAGCCGCCGCCAGATGCACTGACGCTAGTTGCGCTGGTGATGCTGGTACCGAAGGTGAGCGCCTCAGATGTGCCGCTGCTGAATGTGTCGAACAGCGTGGTGTCGATGCCTTCCAGCTCGAAGGTGTCGACTGTTTTGTTGGCGATACGCGCAACACGGTCATTCAGTTGATGCATACCCTGTATGGACAGGAGTACATAGTCGCCATTATTCATTCCGTGCGCGACAGAGGTGGCAACGCCCGGGTTGGCTTTGGTGATGCTTGTGATGATGTCGGCTGCGGCCAGTGCAGATTGCATGGCGATGGCGACGTTGCTCCATTTGCGTACTGTGCTCATGTTGTTACTCCTTTAGGTTAAAACGTCCGGCGCATTGCTCATTGCCGTGTAGGTGATGAAGAACCGCAACCGCTTAACGCCCACCGGCTTGTCAGCCAGCGCATCGTCGAACTGCATGCCTGCGTACACACAGGGCAACACCTTGCCACTGAGCGTGATACCGCCGGACAGCGCGGCCTCGACTTCTTTACTGCTGGCGTCTAGCGTGTCGTCCAAGGTGGTGATCGCCTTGGCGCAACACTCAACGATCATCGCAACGCGGCGGTCCTGCATATAGGGCGAGTGCATGGTCAGCGCATCGACCTCTTCCTCATCCAAGAACACCCGCAATCCAGGCAAGTTCGCATCGGCCATCGGCTGCAGACGGTTCGCGTAGACGCGCGTGCTGGTCGTCGTCAGCCCGGTAAGCAGGGTTTCCACTGCTTCACGGATCTGCCGGTGCAGGTGGTTGGCCATTGCTTATGTCTCCTGCAGCAACAACCGCGTCATGCCGGTTCCGTCCGGCTGGATGCTGCCGACGGTGTAGCTCACCGAATTCACCACCACTGCTGTGCCTTGTGCTGCCGTGGAAACGTCTGCACTCGAACACAACAGCAAAGGCTGCGAACCAGCCATACCTAACGGATCTGTGTAGGCATCGTCAAAGATGCCGCGCACTGCGCTTCCATCCAGCGTCGCATCAACGCCAAAATCGTAGAACATCACCAAGGCGTCGGCGGAGGGATTCACTTAACCTTCCCGCTTTTTTTTTCCGCAGGTTTTTCTTCCTGCGCTACCTCAACTGCTCGGCTCATACGCACCAGCTTGTCAGCTTCTTCCTGTGCGATGTCTTTGCCGACGACCAGCACATTGCCTGCATCTTGGTGTTCCCCCGCAGCCAAACATGGATTCGTGATCTTGATATTCATGGTGATTCCCTCTGCTCAATACCCTCGGTGAAGGCACTTAGTAGAGGGAGGGCTCGCGCCCTCCTCCTTTCGGCCTTAGGCTTACGCTGTCAGCGCATCCTTCATCGCTGCGAACGACTCAGCGTGACGAACTGCGATGTCCACGTCTTGCAACGCTACGACACGAACTGTTCCGCTGGTGCTGCCAGTGTATGGATCAACAGTCAGATCCAGTGCACCCCACTGACCGATGATCAGGTCGGCGAAGTTGCCGAACAGAATTGCCGAGCACACACCGGAGCTGGTGCCTTTTGTGAGGTTGCTTGGAACTTGGTTGGACACAGTTGCGTTGTAGCCGTTGACAATGCCGTCTTCCCACACGAAGTCATCACCATAGGTGGCGACTTTTTGTGTTGATTTCAGCTTGCCGCGCACTTTGGCGTTGGTCAGATAACCCATCGCGCCAACGTCTGCATTTGCCACAGCGACCAATGTCTCAAGGTCGATCATGTTCTGGTAGGTTGGTGCCAAGCCGTTGGTGCCGCCTGCCACAGAGCCGATGCCTGATGTGTTCAAGATGCCGGTTGGTTGGTTGGATGCGCCAGAGCCATTCACGCCTGCCAAGTCGATCGCCAGAGCCAGCACAGTCGCCAAGTCGTTGCGAACGAAACCTTCCACATCGATGCTGGACTGCAACAGCAACTTGCGGCTGATGTCAGTGAAAGCACCAACTGTGCGAGGTGTCATCGCTACTTGGTCGAAAGCTTGTTGGCTTTCTGTTGGTGCGCCAGACTCGGCAACCCAGTACGCTGTAGCGCCGCCAGTTGCACGTGGGATGGCGATGTTGCCGACCAAGCCAGTGAGGAACTGAGCGCCCAAGCCTGTGAGGGCCATCTTGTTGCGCAATAGGTCGATGAACGACGCTGCCAACAGGTTTGTGGCAACAGAGTGGCCGCCTGCTGTTGTAGTTGCGACGTTTAGATCACGGCGTTGTACTTCGCTTGGAACGAAGAATCCAGATGCTGCACGGCCATGCTTACCAGCGAAAGCGTCAGACGCTTCACGCTCGAATGCAGCCAACTCTTGCGCCTTGCGGTCGCCAGGGTTTGCTAGTGCATTGATGGCGCGCAAGAACGAGTAGTTCTTCGCTTCTTTTTCAGACATGCCGATGTCGGCAGTCGGTACGGGCGCAGTGCTGACCTTTTGCAGTACCACTGCACGGAACTGATCGACTGGCTGGCCGGAGCGCAATGCTTCGGATGCTAATTTATCAGCGCCATACTTGGCGAACTGTTCGCCGATGGCGATGATCTCTGCGATGCGTTTTTGCTCACCACCCAGCGCGTCTTTAACGGCGCGTTGTTGGTTTTCTTCGTGATTTATTTCTGGCATTTTGTTCTCCTGAATTTGGATGACTGGATTGGGTTCGGTTGTTTCCATGCTGCGCCCGACGCCGACAGATGTGTCGGCAGGTACGGATACCAGAGAGACTTCGAACGGCTCCCAGTCGCTTACGCGATAGGTGTCTTTGTCTTCTTCAGTTGATTGCAGCACGGCTTTGTGGATGACATACCCCACGGATACGTTGCGGCGGATACCGTCTTTCACATCGTTGAACACTTCCTCTGCGCGGGCGCTTTTCCCAAAGCGGACAACGGCGCGGCCTACCCGGTCAGCGCCGATCTGCACAGACTCAATGACACCAACATGATCTCGGCTGTTGTGATCCATCAACAATGGGCCGCCAGATGTCATGCGGCCAAGGCGAACGGATTGTGGAGAGAGATCGAGTATCTCGACCCCCCAATATCTTTCGTATGGTGTTTCAGATGCGAAGGCAAGCTCGACTGTGCGAGCTTCTTCGTTGACGGCTGCGCGCTCAACTTGGAATGAGCGATGCAGTTGTGATCCTTGCTTAAGTTCTTTTTTCATGTTGGCAGTTTCTCCATAAAAAGTGTCACCATTAAGGCAAAGCGGTTACATCCGGTGCATCTGATTTGGTTGGCTGTTGTTGGTTTCCGCTTGCGTAACTGACGACGCTGACGTTCTTGTCTTTGACCATCTGCTCGAATGCAGAGATTGAGTCGAGCACATCCTCGATGTCCATACCCATCTGTGCTGCGATCTGTTGCGGGCTAGATACGCCGGATTGCACAGCCAAGCGTGCCGCCTCGATATCTTTCATTGGATCTACCCATGCCCAGCGACGGCCTTGCCAGATGTGTTCGCGGAATTTGTCGAACTTGGCCAGCGGGATGGCGCTGCCATTTGGCATGACGACTTTCTGGTTAAGTAAAGCCAGCTTCAGCCACTCTTCGAACAGTGGGGTGAGGAACGCTTCAGCGAACCAGTTCTGCACGGTCATCCACTGGTCACGCTCTTCCAGTGCGCCAGAACGCAGGCTGGAATAGTTGACGCCTTCTAAGTCGTTAGCCAATGAGTTGTAGCTGATGTCCATGCCTGATGCGATACCTCGCAGGCAGGATTTGACGAATGCGCCGTATTGGTTCTGTGGGTAGTCTGGGTTGAAGCTTTGGAATTGATAACCTTGTGGCAATACGCCAAAGGTCCCGGCTTCTGCATCAGCCATGAATTCACCTGCATCATCTTGTCCGTCTGCCAATCCAGCTGGTGATCCATCTGGTGTGGTGAAGAATCCCATCTTGGCTGCACCCACGCGGGAGGCAATGACAGCAGCTTCTTCGTAACCTTTTAGGTTATGTAAGCGCAGCATGGCGCTATGCGCCCAAGGGATGCCGCGCGTCTGCTCGGCGTGTTCGGGAAGGTAGAGGTGAACGATGTCATCGGCGGGGATGCGTAATATCTTGCCCTGCCCTTGCGATCCACCAGGTGCTTGCTCATGCAGGTGATAGGCGATAGGGCGATGGAATTCATTGATCTCGACGCCCATGATGATGGCGTTCTGGCCGTTGGTTGGATTGCGATTGACCATCGTGGCCAAGCGAGAGACATCGAGCAGTTGCAGTGCGAACCCGTAGTCGTTACCGGATTGGGTTCCGCGTACCTTGCGTACCAAGGCTTCGCCGTCACGGGCGATGGCTTTGCACAGGTTGCGCTGCACGTCGGCAAAGCCTAGCTTGCCAGACACCTCGCACGATCCTTTGCGCGCCCATAGATAGAACGCTTTTTCAATGGCTGCATTGGCGAGTGAATCTGGTTTGCCAAAGTCGTTGCTGCGGGCTTGTAGGATGAATCCAGAATGGCCTGCGACATTACGCTCTACCATCCGTAGGAATCGGCGGATGTAGTCGTTGTTGTTTGCCATATCGCGTGAGCGCGCGCGCAGTCTATCTAGGTCGGTGCGCAACTCCATATCGATGGTGTTGGCTGTACCGAGCCATGACCGGGTAAGACGATTGACCTTGGCCGCATCGAATGAGCGCTTGTGTTTAACAGGCTCGGCGCTGCGCTTGAACTCAAAACCAAGGAATCTCATCAAAACCTCACGAGTAGTCGATTGCCAGCCGAGAGGCCGTTGTTGATACGATCTGCCGCTTCTTCTGCACGCACTTCATGCTGGTAGCGTGAGCGCAGGGCGATCAGTTCGTTCTTGGGGATGTACTTCATCACACGACCGGCGATCTGGTATTCAGCCACGCCAGGGTCGCGGCTTTCCAGCCAAGTCTCGATAGCAGCCAGCATCTTTTTGGCATGACTGCGAGTATCTAGGCCGGAGGATTGAGCGGCGAGGTTTGGCTTGATGATGATGCTGCCGTTGGCTACGGTGAATCGCTGTGAGCCTGATGTGACATAGGCTTGCCACGAGTATGTACCGGCGGCATAGGCCGCACTGGTGGCGGCATCTACGCTGATCAGATGGTCATCGCCGTCTGCAGCTGATGCGATGTCGTATTTTCCGCCAGAATTGATCAGGCGATAATTCAATACCCATCCGGCGCTAGATGGATAGTCTGCTAGAGAGATACGCCATTGAAGCGTATCGCCAGCCGTGACATTGACGGGGACGGTAGTTGGAATTTGATCCATGCTGACAGTCTGCATGGCATGGGTGTCACCATTAAGGCAAAACGGTTACACATATCTTCTGCGAGATTTTAAGTATGAGTCCCAGATTTTATACACCATTGGCCTGCTTATCTTGTATCGGTTTGCCACCAACCCGACCCGCTCTCCATTATTCAAGTCGCGGATGATGGATTGGTTGCGCCGCGTCATCTCGATCTGCGCATCCTCGCCAGACTTGGCGATATATACGCGGTCTCCACCCCAGTCGTGACGAAGCTGCTGCTCTACTTCTCGTGCCAATGACTCAGAGAACCCGCCTTCACGCTGGACGGCTTCATTTAATCGGGTGAATAGGTCTTTAATGAAGTCGCAGCTCATTCTGTCTCGCTTTTAAAAAAAGGTGTGTTTACGTCTGCACACTGGTTCGGCATGTGGTTGCAGGTGTAATGGCTTCACGGTAGGTGATGCTTGTCACGGCATGGCGCACAGGCACCCTCTACGATCCGGCCAGACCATTCACCACATAGGCCACATTCACCAGCGACGCCAACTGGTATCGCTTGCGCGACGCTGCGCGCTTGTTTCAAGGCGAACTCACGGTCTGTCTGTTCGCGCTCTTGGCCTTTGTCTATCTCGTCACTCATCACCACCCCTTCACTGAATAACCACTACGTCGTTTTGCCGCAGGTCTCTGCGGTACAAGTTGTTCTTCTCGTTTGTCTTGATTAATTGGCTCCACCTTCACAATCATTGCATCGCCTTCCAGCGTGACGGCGAGACGCTCCCAATACTTCGGATCCGGCCTGCCCGTCCGTCCACGCCCGATGTTGATGTCGCGGTGCTGGCCGATGGCCCAGGCATACACCATCGTGTCGAGCGGTTCGTTACGCTTGAAGCGCGCGCCGATGCGGGGGATGTAGCGTTTTTTCTCGGGGTCGTACACTTCAGAGAGCAGACCGTCGTAGTAGGTGTCTTCCAGCCTTTGTGGGAAGTTGAAGGTGCGCTCGGTCTGTTGGC